AGGCTATAAGAGCCGCCACCGTTGTTCTGTTCCGTCCCCTGATAATAGTTGAAGCCTAGCGTAAGGAACAAGTGATTGTTGGCGTTCTGATCATACGGATTATTACCGTAGGATGTCGGAGCAGACATGAGGCAGAAGCCGTCAGTGATCGCGGTGGGGTTGTTGTGCGACATAGCCCCCCACCAATTGAACCCAGCGCCGCTGGTTGTGGCAGACAGATGCAGGTAGCCCTCAACCCTAGACTGGGCGAGGCCGTCAACCCACGATACCCGGTTGTTCGCGCTATTGTGCAGCATCCGCGAGGCGTTGGTGGCATAGGTCCACGAAGTGTTGTCAATGGATACCCCAGTGACGGGTACGCGGTTGTAGGCGTTCCAGAGACCTAGGATTGGGTTGCCGCCCCCATTCGCCGCCGCCGGGTACATGGTCATGGCCGTCTGACCATTGGCCGTCGCGTAGAACGTACCTACGTAGAGAGCCGTGTTGGCCACCACCCCGGTTACGCCCGCACCTGCCCCATTCTTGAGGGTGATGGCGTTCTTGTTGGTCCAGATGCCCTTGACCATTTGGAGTTCGGTCGTACCCGCGCCGGTCCCCCGAGAAGGGCTTGTCGGGCCAGGGCTGGACCATGCCGGACCCGTACCGATGCTAATTGTACCAGCATTGTTCCAGACGAAAACGTCATATAGGTTTCCGCTGACATGGTTGGTAGCGTCGAGGTTGAGTGTCAGTTGCGTGAATGTGTAACTACTGAAGTACCCATTGTTGTACAGTGGAACCTGATCTGATATGTACGGCATGTAATAGATCGCTGTCTGCGCCGGTAGGTTGGCGTTCATAATCGGTACGTTGCTTTGCAGCGTAAGTCGCCCGCCCGGCGGTAGTGATCCCGGCAGGTCTGACGCCAGAGCTGTGAAGAAGACGAAGGCAGCCGATGAGAGAGAGATCGGCGTGCTGCCGACGACGCTCCCGTTCCAAGTCGCCTCGGCGGCGTCCCTAGTCAGGGTCCACGTACCCCCGGAATTCGTTACCACTCCGCGACCCTTGCCCCAGCTATGGCCATCTATCGCCACGTAGGATACGAGACATCCGCTCGGGACGCTCGCAAGTGCTGGCGTCAGCTGGTCGCCATTAGTACCATCTAGAATAGCAGAGCCAACGGTGATCGATCCCGTACCGGGCGTACCCGATACAGAGAAGGTTACTCTGTCAAACAGACCGCTCATAATTGCTGCCAATTCCCCCACCCGTAGGTAGGATCAGGGTTCTGCGCAAACATGGGAGGCGGAGGACTAATAGTGCCGCCGCCAGTATCGAAGTCGCAGTACATGACGATGTCTTTGTTGGCAGCTGTCCAGTCCACGATAGCCATGTACTTGACACCAGCCAGAGTGCCCGAGAGGGTCCACTGCGCTGCCGCCGTGGTCCACGCGGCCTGATTTACAGCAGGTCTGCTGAAAGCAGTACCAGACAGGGCCACGCCGCCTACTGTATAGCCGTTGGCAGTCGGGAACTCAGCAGTTAGGTCAGCGTATCGTGCGTCTCCCGAACCACCAATGAAGGTAGCCGAGATAACCTGTGCGGAACCAAGCAAAACTGCGTGAAACGTGTCGCTACTAAGTTTGATGGTTCCATCGCCCAGCTTCTGGAGTGCTCGATCAATCCAGATCATTGGTCCTTGTGTAGCCATGGCTTAAGCCGCCTTCGGGCCGAAGAGGAGGTTGTTGACGCCAGACGCTGACCACGCTGCCGAAGTATTGGGGTCGGTCATCAAGATGCGATCATATCGACTATAGCTCGCCAGCAGCGGCTTGGCCGTGCCGTCGCTGCTTGTAGCGCCAGATTTGACCGAGTTGTACAGGTTCCGCGCCGTGGCGTCTGTCTTCTCCGCGAAGGCCACCACATTCGCTGCCCAGATATTTGCGGGCGTAGACGATAGACCACCACTACCATATAGATCAAGATTACCGAGCGTGGAAGTCTGAACGTACGACGTATCGCCATCAACCTGGGTTTCATTGACGCGACTGTAGTTGTTGGTACCAGAATTTGGCGTCCACGTAACAGCTGAGTCAGCATTGGGGCGCAGCGTTTCGATGCGACTTTCTCCGAGACGCGTAGACGCACCAGTGACGACGTATAGATCATCCACGTACCGGGGGACACTACCCCCGCCGAACACGCGCATCTGCACCAAGCCAGCGCCACTACCCGTATTTAATCCTGTAAGCGTGCAAAGGCTAGTGCCGCCAAGGTAAAAATTAATAGTTCCGGTAGAAGTATTCATCGTAGCTTCAATTTCAGCATAGTACCAAGTACCAGCTGAAACGAGACCAGCAGCACTAGTGAAGACGGTTCCTCCCGCAGCAGTGCAGATAATAATCTGCCCGGTAGCTGAGACGCCCCACGAGAACAGTTGCGTACCCCCGGCAGTCTGCATATCCATGACCGCATCCAGCCTATTAGAGCCCAGCTGGAAAGCGAAGCCTATCGCCATCGCCGTAGTGGTTCCGGAACCGTCGAAGATCGCGGCAGCCTTGATGTCCTGCGAACCCGGTGTCTGGATCGTACCCGCGCCGCCGGAGGTGCCGTTCATCTGCATGCACTGGCCGCCGAACCGGCCGCCGGTGACTCCATAGGTGCTGTTCGCGATGCTCCACCGTACCGGAAGACCAGTGCCTGCATTGGCCCCGTTATACATATCGAAACCGTCTGTTAAGACTATGTTACCAGTCATGACCTAGGTCCTTTAATAGTGACAGCTAAGCGGCCAGTGGCGCCGTTCAGGCTGGAGGGTGGATAGATCTGAACTTTCTGGTTGCCGGGCACGGCGGTATTGGAAGCCATGATCAGCGTGCAGGTATGAGAACCAGACGTTAGTCGAATGGTGCCGACCGACACGCCGTTTACATGCAGATCAAAGTCGGTATTTACGGACGGCAGCGTACCGTCGTCCGACAAGAACGCGCTACAGCCGATCATGGCGCCAACAGACGTCAGCACCGTCCAGCTTACATCGCTCTCCCAATCGGCGATGGTATTGCCGACCACCACGCTTGCAAGGTCCTTCTCGAACGAGAAGCCCCACAAGCCGCCCGCCGTCGTACCCGTGAAGTTGCCGCCCGCACTCGGTAGCGAAGCGCCGACCACATTCACAGCTTTGATGAAGTAGGTGTAGTTCGTCGCCGCAGCACTGGCGTCCAGATAGGCATTACTGGTCGGCGCTGCTGGCAACATGGACGCAGCGCCAAACGAGGCCCCGAGGCCCGGCGCGCGCCAAACCTCGTAGTGGTCGACGTTATCCGTGGCTGGGTTGGCCGCCCATACCAGCTGTGCGCCGCTGCTAACCGCCGTAGCCGTGGGCGCCGCTGGGGTGCTAGGCACGCCGCCCGCGCCGCCGCCGTAGCCCGTACCGATCGGCGTGTAGTCGTAGACGGTGCAGGTTGTTATGTCCTGAAGCTGGTTGCCGAATGAGTTGAAGCTTTGTAACTTCAACTTAAGATGAACGCCGATGAAATCAGACGGCATCGGAAACACGAACAGTCCGTTGTCCAAGCGACCGAACAGAGCTCCTGTGGTGTGCGCGCCCGCCGTGGTGCCGTACTGCCCTCTGTAATTGTTCGTGAGATTGTACGTGTTGGTTCCAGTCAGCGTCACAGTATCCAAGCTCAGCAGCTCGAAGCTCGTTGAGCCAACGCCGTCCTGCACGATGCACAACGTCACGCCGTTAGCGGCGTCCGTAGACGAAGCAGACTCGAGCGTACCTGCGCTTTCAGCGAGGTTGACGCTAAGCGTGTGGACACTATCAGGGTTTGCACCGCCGTAACTAGCGAAGTTAGCTGTAAGATAGCCTTGGCGGCCCGTAATCGTGATAGTGCCGATTTCTCCATAGGAAGCGCCGCCATCTGTTGAAACATTGACAATAGCCCCGCCCCAATTCTGGTTATTGACGCCACCTGCGCCACCCGAAGCTAGGATGCACAGAATGGGGACAGATGAGCCGTTGTTCAAGCGCTGCGAAGCGAGAATGTTAGGCTCGAAGATGATAGGATCATTGGTCGGGCCAGGATCCACTTGATTGTTGTTGTACGAACGCGAGCCACCTTGGGTAGTTTGCGCAACGGGCTGACCAAGAGTACCAGGAAACTCTTCGCAGGTTAGCTCAAACGAACCATCGTCCTGCTCTTCCATATCGCGAATACGCACCGGGTAGGAGTTAAGACCCAAGATTACTTCGGTGATCGTGCCGCAATCCATGGGCTCAAGTTCGGAATACTCTGGTCCAACTTTGAACACGTACCGCTCGCGAACATACACCATCCGCTGCTCAAGCAAACTCACGACTTCGAACGCCATCGGCAGATAGCAGATCTCACGAGCTTGGATAGTTGAACCGTAGCGCCGCCCGATCAACTGGTTCTGTGATTGATCGATGTTGTCGATAGGAACGGAGTTGTAGCCATTGTCGCGATCAGAAACTTCGATAGCCAAGGCGTTCGCTGCGTCGTACCAGTCACTTATACTCGAGAGAATGGGATCGGAGTCACCTTCTTGGATGTAATCCGAATCGGTGAAGTCGAACACGCTGCCCGTGGGCGGCAGGTACGTCACGCCGTTTCCGGTGACAGCGGCGTCGCCCCACGGAATGAATTTCAGTGAATAGCCGGTCCACACCGGGGCCGTATTGGTGATCTGTAGCCAGCGCGCCACTACGTCAGAAGCGACTTCTTGGTTGTTTATGAAGGGGCTGATGCCCCACCCCATGGCGCGGCAGTAGGTCTGATAGGCGCTGTCGCCCGTAGTAGTAGCGTTCGGGCCAGACAGAAGCGAACCACCGTCGTACGAAGTTGTGTCGAGGAAGGCGCTGGGGAACAGCGCCCCATATTCGTCGTTCGTCAAGAACCGCTGAACTTCGAGCGCGCAGTCGGCGTCGCCCGCGCCGGTGTATCCCGTGTTGTAGTTCGGGGCAGCAACCTCGTATGAGTGCTGAGGCACAGTTGGAGTGCCGCCAAGATCATAGTTCTTCGCCGCTGTGTAGGCGATGCCTTGGTAGCCGAACGCGTCGTTGGCGTGCGCACTGGCCAAGTACGTCCACGCCGCCTGAGGAATAGTCCCCAGAAACAGAATGAACCCAGCATCTGTGAAACCGTTGAAGTAACCTTGGTTGACCCAAGTCTTCAGAATGGTGGAGATAGGACCTTCGCATAGCGCCAGAAGAATAGTCGCCGAATACGTGTAGCTCTTGGTTTTGCCGCCGCCCTTGCCGCCGCCCTTGGAAGAATGCGAATGTACTTCGTAGTCAGTGTAGTAGATCAAGTTCGGCGTGACGCGCACCAAGCCCCCAGCGTAGGGGACACACGCAGTCATAGTCGAAGTTTGAAGGCTCTGACCCGTGTAGTCAGGAACTTGCGTCGGTTGTCTCTTGCCGCTCATAGTCCACGCATCCTAAAGGCCCGCATGGGGCGCGGCTTGGTTCCGATAACAGTAAGGTGCGAAGGAATGCTCACGTCGCTCTCATCCACCATTCCGTATGAAGCAAAGGCGTGAATGACCTTGGGCCACTGTGTAACGATGCCGCCATGGCTGAAGGTATAGCCGAAACGCCACACCACGATATCAGCGGGCTGGATAGACTCTACTTCGTCAGCGTACGGCGTAATGAACGACAAGTATCGCTCTTCGCGGCTATGCATCATCCAGTCACGACCATACTTGCCGGTGGAAAACCATTTGATAAGACCAACCGCCGAATAGGTCTCGACTAATATCTGAGCGCAGTCAATTCCGATGCCCTTCAGCTGACGCCCAGGCACTTGCTCACCGTCACCCATATGGTGATACGGCGTACCTCTCCAGGACTGCGCTTCTTTGACAACGGCTTCGATCACAAACCAAGCTCCACTTGCGGAACGCGAGGCGTGGCGCGATAGCTGCCCTGCCTGCCGAAGAATATGCAGTCACTGACAGAGCCCGCAGCCAGCGGGTCATGCCGGTTGCATCCAGGGTACGCGTCGAACAGATCGCCAGCCAGCGGCGCCTCTGTGAACGGGTATGCCAAATACAAGTTTGTACCATCGTAGCTGAGAATGGTGCGCGTCTGATTGATAGCCGGGCCAGTCTCCATGAATATTTCGCCGTTAGCAAACGGGATGGAGCCCGGCACGCCGCCGCTCCAGGGGATCGTACTAGCTGTGGAGCTGGCGCCTACAGTGCCGTGGTTAACAAAGCTAGCCTTGTTAGCCCCACAAGAGCTCGTATAGACCGTGTAGATGCAATTGGGCTGGAATAGGTTGCGCGGCATTTGGATGCCCAGCAGAACCAATGCAGATTTAACCTTCAGCACGACTTGAGTGCGGCCAAGGCGATCAATGGAACTGGCGTACCCGTAGAACATCTTCATGCCGCCAACCGGCATGGGTAGACCCGTGGACGTTTTGACGTCAGGGTCAAAGAACCATCTGTCGCGCTGGATGACGGCGCCGTCGAACACGCGCTGGCGCACAGCTTGAAGGAACGGCACGCCGTTGAACGCCGACGGCGCAGCGAGGTTCATGTTGGGCGTCATCGTAAGAGACTGAGTATCGATCTCAATCGTGCTAGTAGGGTCGCTACCAGAACCAGATTGACCAGAACCAGCCTTGAGTCTCAGCGATGCCTTATCGATGCCCACATCATCTGCGGTATAGGTGGTCAGACCGGACCCATCACACGCAGGAACGGTAAAATCATATTGAGCTGTCGTATAGAATTTGTCGTAGCCTCCCCACTGCTGATACGTAGGTCTAACCGTGATGGCTTCAGCGAACGGCACGTCGAACGGTCGACGAGCCATAAGCGCTCTAAAGTCACTTAGCGTGTAGGGCGGATTTAAAGTGACCTTACGCATTAGCCTACCTCACTCGAGAAGCTGAGCTTCTGAAGTTCGTATAGCTGCTTCGAAAACTCATTCAGCGGAAGCTTATCGTCATCGAACCGGCACACGAAGTAGTAGTCGAAATCAGCGGTTATAGCATGGCCTGCCAGCGGGGCGGATCCGAACACCATCTGGTTAGGCAGAGTCAAAGTAACTGAACCAGGATTGGCGATGACGCCGTTGTCGTAGATAGCGTAACCCTTAATCAGCGTATCGTTACCAGCGCCCGCAGCTGTGATGTTGATAGCGGCGCCGCCCAAGGCATTCGCTTGCGTGGTGGCGAGCTTGATGTGGTCAGCGTCTACCACAATCGGCCAATACGGCGTCGCCGCCGCTAACGGCGTCGGCAAAGTTGTATCGGACGTAATGAACATGGGCGGGTACTGACCCGTGACGAAGCCGTGACCAGGAATGTGGATTTGATCTGACGTGGGGTCGACAGCAGACGAAGCGAATGCGGCTAGCTGCGACAGATCAATCTGACCAACCGGCTCCAACACCGTTCCCATCACCGGGGCTGTGAACGGCCACTGCAAGGTGACGCCATCAGCGGTGGCGATAGCTCCGCCAACTACATGGTAATCATCTGGATCGTGGAACAGAAACGGATATGCCCCGAACAGCGTGTTCTTAAACAGATCAACAATATCCTGAACAGACGACAGCTTGGCGTTGGTTCCAGACACGTACCGCGTATCGGGCATAACCTCGAAGGTCAGCGCAAAGTTCCAACGCGGGTATACCATGAACGGCGTAACTGACCTACGACCTGAGCTTACTTCGCGCCTGACATTGTTGCCGGACGGAGCCTTATCGCGATCCCACTTCACGCCGCTACGAGTCTTAGGAAATAGCAAGGTCGCCACCGGGAGCTCCTCTGGGATAGGTATCAGCGCCTCAAGATAAACTCTCGGGACGCGAAGGTTGGGATTACCGCCAGTGTCAATTTCGACATATGTGCGCGGCGATCGTAGATTGGGTTGGCCGCCTGTCAGTGGTTCGGCGTACACCCGTGGGGCGCGCACACTCGCTAAGCCACCAGTAGCGACGTTCGTAAATGTGCGAGGAATTCGAAGATTACCCATTCATCACGCATATACAAGAGGACCGATTTGCAGCGCGTTCACCTGCGCCCCGGTAAAGGCTAGTGACGTACTAGGATTTAGTTCCCACACATCACTATCGGCAGTATAAGTTTGACTAGTGAAGTACGCCACACCATCGGAGATAGTGGCAGAAGCTGAAATGCGGTTCTTGAATTGACGCTGCGTCGCATCATCCTGACGCACAAACGAAGTCATCTGCACGCCGAACACAGTAGGTGAGTTCACCAGCGGCGTGATAGTGTACAGATCGTAATCACTTATATTCGGGTCGTACACATACAGGCTATCGTCAATGGACGTGTTGAGAACGTTTTGCCAGTTAGCTAGACCGGTATTGGAACGAGTGAAGTCAGTGGCGGCGCCCGCGCCGTTAGGGTAGCACGTTTGAATTCGGCACGTACCAAGCCACGAATTGTTTTGCGATCCAGTCGTATCGTAATAGCGGAAATCGTCAATGCTGAAGTTGATGAAGCCGCCAGCCGGTGTTTCGTAGCCCCACACAACTCCATCGAAGTAGGCGTTAGACCCAGGCTGTGTATTGACGTTGACCAGATGTATCACTGAAACGGTGTTGATCTTCACCTGCACTTCACCCGTCGTGGAATGTATCTTAAAGAACACTTCCACGTCGATATCAGCGTTGTCGTCAAAAGTTCCAGGGTCTGAGCGGCCAAGTAACGAGCCACCGTGATCAGGCAATCCGCGGTATACTTCCATGATACCGTTCGCCTTGGCTTGGACACAGCACAACACTGTGTCGTTCACCATGTCGTAGACACCAATGAAGGGCCAGAAGCTGCTGAACGAACCGCTGATGTTCCAGCCGCACGACACATAGCCGCCCGCACTGTTGTTCGTACCGATCCCCTTCACCAATTCCAGCCATGCAGGGCCATTGTCAGTGAAAGAGATATTGATGCGCTGCCCATAGCCCCAACGACCGGGCGTCAGCGAAGCGCCTTGCAGGTTGCCAGGAAACACTCCGCGGATATA